TCGCAAGAGCTGGGGTGTCAGATGCGGCCTTGTGCGAGAGATATGATGTTGATGAGGCCATCCTGCTGCGAATGTATGATGAAGTGCTGTGTGAGTTGCAGCGGCGCCGTGGTTATAGTGGCATGAAGACGATTAACGATTTCTTTCGGAATGTTGATTTGATTGGTGATGGTGATGATAAAGAAAAAGCTGCAAATGAAGATGCGCAAATCTGCAATGGAGAAGTACACAAGGAAGATTGATATCAGTTTTATTGATGGTGTTGGCATGTACAATCACGCCTGTCATCTGAATGCGGTAAATCGCGCACGAGCGGGGAACAGCGCAGCCGTGGTTGAAGTGGTTATGATTAATGATGACTCCGTGACGGCGCATTACATCAACATGCAGGCCGATGGTAAATTTGTTGATTACACTCTTGGATGGCACTGGTCAGGGGCTGATTACCGGTTTGTGCGATACGTTCCGTTTACTGAATGGAGTGACATAACAAGTTCGCTTGAGCGTCTCAAGGCAGAACTTTGCAAGCCAGTCGGTAAATGGATACGCGCCTTTATGTTAACTAATAACGAAATGTGTTGAGGTGATTTATGATTATTGAAGGTGAATGTTTTCACGATGTTAAGTTGTTTCTAAGCGATAGCGGAGCGCTGCATTGTTCGCAGCAAAATGATGGGACCGGAAGAGATGACAAGTTAATCATCGACAAACAACAAGCCGCGCAGCTAATCGAAGTCCTGCAACGCTGGGTTGATGGCGAGGAGATTGAGTGATGAGCATTTATTTTATTCATGCGGAAGTTCTTGATGGTGATAAGGTTGTAACGAAGGCCTGCGCCATTGCGTGCTTCGACAATGCTAATAATGCCTTCAATTGGTTTATGGATAGCCAAGAGGTGGAAAAATATAAGAATAACGGACGCGATGTGGTAATAGATAAACTGGAAAAGGTGGAATGATGAAGCGATTTCTCTTGGCATGGGTATATCTCTTTGCAGTGTATATGGCATGCCTTGCTCTGGCCTTCCCGGTCTGCTGGTTCATCAAGTGGGAGCCACCGATGTTGAGTGATATCATGAATATCGGTGTACTGCGTATCGCGGTGTTCATGCTGGTTGCGTCTATGGTTGGCGCATTGTTTCTTAGTAGAGTTGATTGAGGTGGGGTGATGTCGTATTTCTTCCTGATATTCGTAATCACAAGCAATACGTCCAATATGCAGGTGGTGCCAATGCAAAGCATGGAGCAATGCCTGGCGTCCGTAACGGCAATGAAAATCGCCGAGGAAAAGCGGACGTGGCATGATGTAAGTCCAGATGTTGACAGTTTACAATGCGTTGAGGTGAAGTGATGCACTTTAAAACTACAGAGTCAATCCGCGAGGAGATGGTTGGCAAAAAGTACGAGTCACAAACAGGGCAGGTGGTAATATGTCTTAATGTTGTGCGTGCTGGAGGTGGCCATCAGGTTCATTTTAACTATGGCGCCGAGCACAATGTATTTTGCGCGCTTGGAAGATTCAGGAAGAGATACCCATTCCAGGTCGAAAAAGATTGACCATGACCATGCTATAATCCCATCCATGCGATGGGATTTTTTATGGTGACGAAATGTCAAAGTTAGAGGCGGTAAACGCCTATATTCAGCAGCGAGTGGCGAACAATAACAGGCTCATCGAGCGGCAGCGCCGGGAGTTTGGCGGGAAGAACATCGACCACAAACACGACAGGCTGTGGCTCGAATGCGGCTACCCTGAAGAAATCACCGCCGAGATGTTCCGCTATGCCTATGAGCGCTATGCACCGGCAACAGCTGGCGTCAATCGCGTACTCGATAAGTGCTGGCAGACTCCGCCGCAAATCCTCGAAGAAGGCGCCGATGATAAAGCAAGCACCCCATGGGAGAAGGCCGCCAACAAGCTGTTTAAGCGCGCTGCGCCGTTCATTAAGGATGCAGATCGTCGCAACCTCATCAACCGCTATTCCGGACTCATCCTGCAAATACGCGATGGAAAGCAGTGGAATGAGCCGGTAGACACAACGAAAACAAAACGCATCAAGGATGCTGCCATTGTCCGTTACATTCCGGCGTGGGAAGAGCAGCTTCGTGTCAGTGAATGGGAAAATGATGAAGCCAGCGAGGACTATGGTCAGCCGAAGATGTACGAATATCAGGAGTCGGTAGTCGGCGCCTGTAACAGCGACGGCAAACCAACGCGCTCCCTGAGCATTCATCCAGATCGTATTATCGTATTTGCCGAGGGTGCGATGGATGGTTCCATTTATTCCGGCGTTCCTCTCCTGCGTGCCGGGTATAACCATCTTATTGACATGGCGAAAGTCACCGGCTCAAGCGCCGAGGGCTTCCTGAAGAATGCCAGTCGGCAGCTCAACGTTAATTATAATAAAGACAGCGTTTCCGCGCAGTCTCTGGCTCAGCAAATGGGCGTGCCGCTGGAAGAGCTGGCGGACGTGCTCAATGAGGATGTGGCGCGCCTGAATGAGGCCATTGACGCAGCGATGTTCACGATGGGCGCTGATGTCAAAGTGCTCTCAGTGACGCCAGCAGACCCAGGGCCGACCTGGACTATTGCAGCTAACCAGTTTNCGGCATCCATCAAGAAACCATTCACCATCCTGTTTGGTCAGCAGACTGGCCGACTTGCATCCGACGAGGATAAAACAGACGACGCCATGAGCGCCAAACAGCGCCGCGAAGACTGGCTGGATTACATCATCTCGGTGTTTATCGACCGGATGATTTACTTTGGCATTCTGGACAAGGCACCGGAGAGCGGTTATTACTGTAAATGGGATGACCTGCTCGCGCCATCCGAGCTGAACAAGGCCGAGCTGCTGGTTAAACTTGCCACTGCAAACAAATCCGTATTCGACGCAGGCCAGATGGCCCTGATGACAGCAGATGAGATGCGCGGCATTGTTGGCATGGAGCCTCTAGAAGAGCAGCTTCCTGACGGATTACAGGAGGGTCAGCAGCAAGACCAACAGCAGGGCCAGACCGATGCGCCTTCTCAAGATTAATGCCCGGCTTCCGCAGCCAAAATTAAGCATGAGCCTGACAGACCCACTAGGTGCAGTGGGTCGCGTCAATAAGATGGTGCGCGATGTTGACGCCAGATATGTGACGTTAAAATCGCAGGTTGCCGAGCTTTTCCGCACAATTCCTGTGTCTACCGGCAATGCTGAGGCTGGAAATTATTATTATGATTTCTCTGCCTACCGCGCATCGACATTCTTTGATGAGCTTCAGCGCATTCTTGATGGTCAGCTGCTGGAAGGCGATGATTTCACTCACGGAAGGTTGTGGGCATCATCCTATGTCAGCGACGCCATGTATGCCGGTACGCAGAAGGCAAACTCAGACCTTGGCGACCTGTCGTCGGCATACAAAGACAGCAGGCCACTTGCTGAAATCCTGTACTCTCAGCCGTATCTCGACCGACTTCAGCTTGCGTACACGCGCACGTACAACGACTGGGGTGGCCTTTCAGATTACACGCGGCAACAGGTGGCAGAGGTCATCACTGCTGGCATTGCAAATGGCGACGCTCCTGGGGTGGTTGAGAAGAACATCGTTAATCGCATGGACGTATCAAGAAGCTACGCACGGTCAATCGCTCAGACTGAAATCACCAACACCCTGCGTGAGGCTAACAGGCGCGAGGTGAAGGAGGCGCAGGTTACGCGGGGGATGGATGTCATCATGCTCTGGCAGTCGGCGCTGATGAAGACAACCCGCGTCACTCATGCCGCGCGTCATGGAAAGTATTACACCCCGGAAGAGATTGACGAGTTCTACAGTGAGGTAGGAAATCGCCGGAATTGTCACTGTTCGCAGGTTCCAGCACTGGTGATGGATGGTAAGCCTGTGATACTTGAGAAGACGCAGGAGAGGCTCGATAAGCAGCGTGAAGCATGGCAATCAGCTAACAAAAAGCCCTCTAAGTGAGGGCTTGCAGTCTTGCTTGCTGAGTTATCGTTATTCAGCCTGGTTCTCTTGGTTTGTAAGTAAAGCGATGCCACCCGTCAGTTAACTCTATCGCACTATAATCACCCCTTCGTTCCGCGAACCCCAGTTCAACAGATAGGGCGTGCAATTCATGGCTACGCTTAATCTGCTCCATTGCTATCCATGCCGCTTCCGCATTGCGCTTCCGTGCTTGCTTTGGAGTCAGTTCCATGTTGTTTATTGAACTTAACCTATTCTGACGCTTAATGTCTGATTTCATATTTCGCAGAATGGTCTGCATTTTTTCAATTTTATCTAAGCTGTTACCAATCATTTTTCTAATCCTCCAGCTTCACGCCGGGAATTTTACCGGCCGCAATGGCGTCGTAAATCAAATCAGCAGAATGTCCGTTGCTTGCAGAAGACCTGCATAACTCAGCAATAGCATGCTTTGCATCATCGCTCTTCTTGTCCGCTTCTGAGCGGATGGGGCGGAATTTTATGTCGCCGATAATACCAGTAAGTTCAACGCCATAGCAGTCGCGATAAACAACAAAAGAAGAACCAACATAGTCGACTATGCATTGAGTCCATTCATTGCCTGGAAGATTTTCTTTTGTGTACTCACACTCACAACCAGCCGGCGGCAAGCCTTCTCCATTCCAAACCGGCGCAGCATCCTGACCGATGCACTCATTAAGTTCAGCTTCGTCATCCTCTTTGGCCTGCTCTGTTTCCTTCGGCTTGTGCGGGCGGTAGGCGATGATATTGGAGCTTTGCCAAGCGTGCACCCATGAATACTCACCAGCTGGGTATCCTGATTGCACATATCCATTCTTAAATTTGACGTCCACAACTGTGTTTGTGCTAACCGGAGGATGCTTCCCACCACCCCAATCAATCCAGCCGTCATTTTTAGCGGCCAGCGCGGCTTCGTATTGCTCGCGGGTGATGATGTAATGCGAGTCATCTTCGTAAGGAGAGTCCGGCACTCGAAATTCAATGTCCACATCTGTCTCTGGGTAAAAGTCAGGTTTGCAGCCGCCATTTCGGAATCGGATTTCACCATCAGGATCGCACCATGCATGCTCGACGCCTTCCATCCAACCGCCTCGATTCGGCAGCTCTTCAACCAAAACATCAATCAGATTCATTTCTTATCTCCGTTATAAATGCTTTTCAGTTCACCCATCACATTCAGCCATGCCGCATGCTCATCCATGCCGCGCATCACCAGCTTAACGTAGCGATTGCGGGCCTTAAACATCAGTCGCGGGCACATTACAAGTCACCCACGCTTGATACGCAAAGCGCAATTGTGATTGCCTTGATTTCTTTTGGTGTCTTGTTCGGCATTGAGTAGGCCATCTTCACTGTTGCACCAAGCACCTTGTTGGCATCCACGCCGTACTCAGGACTTTGTGCTACCGCCATTGCTATGCTCTGAGGTACGCCGGAATCACGAGCATCTGCCGCGGCGAATCCAACATCACCAACTTTGTTGCACACTTCACCAGCCGATGCACCAAATGAAGCCATTGCGATAATTGCTACTGCGATTAATTTTTTCATTTTTTACTCTCCTGTGTTTGTGTATCTACATCATCGCTTACGATTCAATCTACGTCAAGGCTATTGTGATAAAATAATCTGCATTACCGGAGGTAACAAATGAAACTATCAACGCGCGGAAAGAATTTAATTAAATCTCATGAAGGGCTGGTGCTTGCGGTCTATCCTGACCCGGCAACCGGAGGCGCTCCATACACCGCCGGATACGGTCATACCGGAAGCGATGTTAAGCCTGGGATGAAGGTCACGCAGGCAATGGCTGACGCATGGTTTGATAAAGACGTGGCGAAGTTTGAAAGCGGCGTCTCTTCGCTCATTACTGCCCCGACAACTCAGGGCCAGTTTGATGCAATGGTGTCGCTGGCCTATAACATCGGGCTTGGTAACTTTGGCAAATCAACTCTGCTGAAAAAGCATAACGCCCGCTGCTACACCTGTGCCGCCGACCAGTTCCGGGTATGGAATCGCGCTAATGGCAAGGTCATGAACGGACTGACCAAGCGCCGGGCGGCAGAACGTCAGGTCTACATGTCATGAGGCGCCTAACTAACTGGCTTATCGGTATCTGGATGGCAATATGCTCAGCCCTCCAGGTATTCCCTGACGTGGCGATGCAGGTCTGGATGATGATGCCTGATGACCTCAAGAGCGCATTGCCGCCATTTACGGTTAAGGCAATCAGCTATTCTGTATTGGTCATCTCCATGCTTGCGAAGATGCACGGCATGAAGAAAGAGAATAAGGCGCTGAAAAATGATTCTGCAAATCCTCAAGGCTAACTGGAAGGTTGTTGCGGCCATTATCGGCGTCGCACTTCTGGCGCTGATTATCTACGGAAAGTGGGTCAATTACGGAAATGAGAAGTATAACTCTGGATATCTGGCTGCCGTAGAGGCGCAGAAGGTCAAAGACAAAGAGGCAAGCGAACAACATGAGCAAGACAAAAAGACCATCGAGCAAGAGGCGCAGAGTCGCATTGATGCCGCGCGTTCTGATGCTTCCGCTGCTGCTGTTAAGTCTGGCAGGTTGCAGCAACAGCTCGCCACAATCAGAAAGCAGCTCGTCGATTATTCCCGCACTGAGTCCATTGGCAATCCAACCTCAAACACCGGAGTTTTGCTTGCTGACGTGCTCAGCAAATCTGTCGAAAGAAACAGACAACTGGCAGAATATGCTGACTCAGCAAGAGAAGCAGGATTGACTTGTCAGGCGCAATATAACTCCCTGCGCAATAAAAAAGCCCCATAAAGGGGCTTTGCTTGGCTTGGAAAACTAAACAACGAAGCCGATATTTTCACCATCGAGTTTTGCGGCAATTTCAACCTCAATAATCATGGTGGCAGTCTTTCCTCTCGATTGCGTGCTGGTGTCAGTTTTCACCACGCCGCCAACAATTCTCCCATCCTGGTCCACCACTTGCAGGCGTCAGTCAATAATCTCCTGATGTAGCCAGATTTTCCCGGGGTCTTTCGCTGCTTGTGCTGTCATTTTAAATCCTCATAGAGTGGTTTCATTTCATAGCCAAACATGGCCGCGTTCTGGTGCTCAATACTGCCAGAAAACGCCAGATAGCAGCGACCACGATTGCTGGTGATGATGTAGGCTGCTGGTTCTGCAAGCCTCGGCACATGATAATCACGCCTAGCGGGTTCGTGTAACTCTACCATGTCGATTTCGATGCGTGGCGTTGGATTTTTGATTAGCATTATTTACCAGCCTCCTCTGCTACTTTATCATTGGCGGCAGCGCGAAACAGCGTCGCAGTCAGGTAAAATCCACCAAGCCAGAAATAACCAAGCGCGAACATCACTGCTATTTCGCAAAATGTCGTCACAACCTGGTATTTATGATGAATCCATAGCGGCTTTTTGTAGCGAGCAACGGATTTATCAAGTAGGTCTTTGCTTGAGAGCAAGCCAACTGATGCAATGATCGACGCAATCGACATGAACCAGAAAAAAGCCATTGCCATATTGTATGCATACACATTTTGCATAAACAGGCCGAAGTAAATCAGCGGCCACGTCAGGAAGATATCCCATGCGATGTTTCTCAGGAGTCTTTTCATAGTTTCACCATCGATGCTTTGCTAACACTTTCATTGATGTGCTGGATGCACTTGATAATCCCCCCAACCTCATCATGAGTAAACAAGCTGCAATCATATGCAGCATTGACCTTATCACCTGTCACTTCAATAGTCAGGTGCTTGCCTTTAAATCGTGCGGCAAAACCATTGCACTCAAAGTGTCCTGATTCTTGTGCTGCATTATCCGCGCATGCATTGGTAACTTTCATTTCGATAACCTCGCCCAGCCTTTACCTTTCACGTTATAAACAAGTCCCTTCTTTTTCAGTGCCTGCATTCTCCTGTCAAGGATTGTGATGTTTTTGACTGGTGAAATGTCCAACACCTCACGCCAAATCGACCCGATATCTACAGGCCTGATTGAGTCATCAAGACGGCGCAGAATTGCATTGTTGAGTTCATCATAAACACCCATCACTTTACCTCCCCATTCAGTTCATTAACAATTAATGTTGCATAGCCAGCGATGTCTTTCCAGCTATCGTCGTATGTCGGGTCGCCATTCAGGATGCGGCCGATTTTATGCTGAATCATGTCAAGCGCTTCCTTCTGGCTTGCTGTCAGGTTATTCCAGCCGTCAACATCGCGCATGGTGTCTTTCAGTGACTGCATGATTTCTGCGCCGTCTTTGAATTTGCCATAGCGATTTCCGCGCTCGGTAATGAGGGATTCTGTTTCATCTCCACCGCAAAGGGTTGCATAATGCTCCTTGCCATCCATTATCAGCTCTCCGCACTTGATGCGCCCATTCTCACCACTGGCATCAACTTCATTTGCTTTATGGTATTTGCATGCAGTCATCGCCAGCTCCTCTCATCTGCAATATCTTTAATGAAAAACGCTAAATCACTCAGTTGCTCCATCTGAATCCTGCTAATCACTCTTCCGTATCTGTATTTTTTGCCATTCACCAACCACTCCCACACTAACGTTAATGAGCAGTTAGATGTATCGAATTGATAAAAGAATGCCTTATCTTCCTTCCAGCATGAATCAAAAATAGTGCTGTCTATAATCATCACTCACCTCTCAACGTAACTTTGTTTTTCTCATCCACGCTGAAGTGTTCACGCACAAACGCATACATTTCTTCAGCGCTCCATTCCCGCATTGCTACATAGCAGTGCGCGTAATATCTGACATCTCGCAGGCTTAACGGCTGGCGCTTAGCGATAATCTCAGTCAGTACTTCCAGTGGTTCTTTGCGTTGTCTCGCCATTGTCGCTCTCCTGTGAAAATCATCTTGACGAATCTACGTCAATTAGTCAATACTTGCTGGTGTAGATTGTAACATAAATAGATAAGGTGGTGTGGAATGAAGAAGTGGCAGGAGGTGACAGAGGTTCATAAGCGCGATTGCCGGGAGACTCTGCAAATGCTTAATGTGCCAGAGTCAATCATTAAATCTATCGAGCAGCGCATTGACCTGGCTGCTATGGAGGCCGCCCATGAAGCCGAGGAAGCGCAAATGTTGTCATGGATGGACAGAACTCTACCGGGCGTTTTACATCGTGGTAAGACTACCGATTGAAGATGATGATGGGTATCTGCACAACCATAGTCAGGTGCTCAAATATTATGGCGTTCACTACAAAGTTCTGATGGAGAGAAAAAATGACTACTGATCAGGTGTACGAAAAAGAGTTGCTGAACAAGTTGGAAGAACTCGACCGCACTCGCGCATGGGTTGAAAGCGAATTGCGCGAAGTTCGCAACCGCATGCAACGGCAGGTTAACCGCGAAATTATCGAGTGGCGAGAAGGGCGCCCGCATTTTAGCAATATTGGTGAGTGGGTGGCGAAATGAAACCGATGATGAATGATGATGGGTTACTGGAATGCGCTCACTGCGGAGAACTGGAACAGGTAGTAACTGGCGATAGGCTTGTTGGATATTGCACCTATCAGCACGTTATGTGTATGAATTGCGGCATTGAGACTGGCAACGTTATTGGCATGTTTCGTGCGATAAAGAAATGGAACACCAGACACGGCCATCTCTACACCGCTGACGACTACAAACAGGATGTAATGGAGCGCGCAAATGGACTTTAAAACGCAAATACTCACGGTGATAGAGCGCTGCGGAGGCGCAACCAATGCCATGATACGCAAGCAGACTGGCATGACAAACCGCGCCAGCGTTACCGGCTATCTGATTGAGCTGGAGGGTATGGGATTTATTATTAAAGAGGAAAGCGTCAGCCATGGCAGGCGCTGCTTTAAGTATTTCCTCAATCCCGATAATACTGCGCTTGACCTGGCAATTCAGAGTTATCTTGAGGCGAACCCTGGGCGCAAGAGCAAGCAGGTAGCAGAGGCTGTCGGCGTCAACTACACCATCCTCAAGGCACGCATGCGCTATCTGGCAAGCATTGGTCAGGTTGATCGTGAAATGCTTCCCGGCGGCGCATGGAAATATTACTGGCAGGAGGTCATCCCGTTTGGCATGAGCCGTGACAGGATGATGTTTGAAAAGCTGCTTGCCGGAGCGCGCCAGTCATGTGGGCGGTAAAGCATAAATCAGGAACCGTGCTGTTTGTCACCAACTGTGAACGCACAGCCAATAATCGCAGAGAGATGGGGTGGATAGTGGAAGAAGTAAAGATGACAAGCAGAGAGCAGTTTGAGCAGAAAATTCAGCACGAATACGGGGATGATTATCTGGCAGTTAATGATGATGGTGATTACATTAACTGGATAACTTCTGATTTATGGGAATATTGGGCTGCATCGCGCGAAGCTATTGGATTTGATATAGAGCATCCCGTATGCTGGCGCACTTACTACCCAGATACTGAGGATGAGGTATTTAGAGCTCACTCACAAAGTAACGAATCATGTGCAAAACGTATTGCGTCAGAAATAGGTGGCTATGTTATTCCAGTCTATCACGGCAAACCAGTGCATGTTGAGGTAAAAAAATGAAACTACAGCTTAACGAAATCATGGAAGCAACAATCAGCGAGCTGGATGACATTGATATGACGCTTGCCTTTGAGATTGAGGCTATCGAGCGCCAGCTCGCTGGTAATCATGATGCGGGCAGAGTATGGAAGGAGAAGGCCATGAAGGCAAAAGGACATATGCAGCGCACCCGCGCGCTGGTTCGCACTCGACTTGATAAGCTCTACTACGGCGAAGAAAGAATGTTGCATGGCGCCATTCTGGCTGAAATCCGAAAAACGATGCCTGTCGGGAAATTCATGGATGCCGTAAACCGCGCAAAAGTTAACTGCGGAATGTTAAATAAGAATAGTCCTCAATAAATTCTCTTCCGTGGCTGTTACCTTGCACTCAGGAGGTAGCAGCCATGCCAATCATACTGATATCATTCTTTGCTACTCTTTTCGCTTTTACCGCATCTCCGCTTTACCTTCTCGCGTCCGTTTCGTGGTGCATATTCATGGTGTGTTATAATCCGGGCATAAAGTAAGCGCGGAGAAAGGTCATGATTGTCAAAATTGGCGACAAGTGGGTCGTTAAATCTAAGGATGGCTCGCACCAGTTTGGCGAGTACGGCACCGAAGAGGCGGCGAAAAAGCGCCTTGCTGAGGTGGAGGCATTCAAGCACATGAATAATAAATTACAGGTTAACATCCTGTATACCATCAATTCGGCCAGCAACATCAGTGAAAAAATCATTGATGGCGACCCGCATTATGTCATCAAGAATGTTGTGCCGGTGGTAGATGACATTGTCATGAATGGCGGCCTGTACCCTGGCGATGAGATTAAAAAGTCATTCCATGGTCTTGACGGGAAACCGGCGCCATATGACCACCCGAAGATTGACGGGAAATACGTGTCGGCCAATATGACGCGAGCCGCCAATCAGTTCAGCGTTGGTGCATGGATTGAGAACTCATCTCATGACGGCAGCAAGGCGCTGGTAGACCTTTACATCAATAAAGTGGTAGCTGAGCGCTCTGATAAAGGCAGGGAATTGCTGTCGCGCATTGACGGACTCAAAGTTAACAGCGCCGATGCTGAACCTGTTCAGGTGTCTACCGGATTGCTACTTAACCGCGAGCAGGCATCAGGAACTTCCAAGGGTAAAAAATATTCCTGGATTGCCCGGAATATGGAATGGGATCACCTCGCCATTCTTCCGCCTGGCATTCCCGGTGCTGGCGGCCCTGCTGATGGTGTCGGTATATTTGCTGCTAACGGCGAAGACATTGAACGTGTTGTAGTTAACCTTGAGGAATCGGCAATGACCGACGAAAGTGCAAATAAAATCAAATGGTGGCAGCGCGCCATCAATCGCCTGACTGGCAATCAGCTATCATTCACCGATATTACTGAGCAGCTCCGCAATATCATTAAGGCCGAGATGCAGGCCGACTCATGGCCTTATATCGTCGCTGTTTATGATAATTACTTCGGCGTTGAGATTGACGGCACCATTTATATGCAGTCCTACATCGTCCGCGAGGATATGGTAGAATTAGTCGGTGAACGGGTTAAGGCTGTTTATAAGACAGAGCTTGAACCGGTAAAAACAACTCAAGGGGAAATCTCAATGACTAACGAGGAATTACAGGCTGTATTAGCCGATGCCCTCAAACCGGTTCAGGAATCGTTGACCGCAGTCAACCAGAAACTGGCCGATGTGGAGGCGCAAAACAAAACCCTGCGCGACCAGCTGCAAGCCAATGCCGCACAGGAAGAAACCGCAATGCGCGCCGCCATTATGGCTGAGCTGAAGTTGCCGGAATCTGCTGTTAATGCGCTGACTGGCGAAGCACTTCGTGAAACCTATGCGCTCACCAGTAAAGCGGCTCCGATTTCCGGCGGGTTCCAGCCGAACCGTGCCGAAGAAGATTTTGATATGGAGGCACCTGAATAATGGCTACTATCCGTTATGGCACCATCATCGGCGGCCCGGCCCGCAAAAACGACCCGCAGTTGCGCGAAGGTCTGATGAACGTTGCTCTGCAACCGGGCGCACTGGTCGACTTCAACTCCTCTGACAAAATCATCGCGCATGCGACTGCTGGCGGCCAGTGTTTTCCTTACGTCCTGCAACACAACTATGTTGGTGGCGGTGACGTGAGCGAGGCTGTACCAGCAAATGCTACCGGCATGGCAGTGCAATGCGAATTTGGCGTAACGTATCACGCTCTGGTTGCGGCATCCTCCGCGCTGGTAAAAGGTACTCCGCTGGCAAGCAATGGCTCCGGCGCGTTAAAGGTTGCAGAAGCAGGTGAAAACATCCTGTTTTATGCGTATGAAGCCTACACCGTAGCATCTGATGGCGCTGAACTCGTTGCAGTTCGTCGTGCTGGCAATGCTGCAATGCCTGCGGCGTAAGGAGCCGAACAATGGAAAAGATTATCTTTACTAAAGGCTTAATCACCAACTCGCAGGTGGTTAGAGAGCAGTGGCGCCATCTGACAGTTGACCGCAAGGTTTTCATCAATGGTGAAAACGCTCTGGCGAAAGAATACGGCGTAAACGCCACCGCACTGGTAACGAAGGATTACTGGCGCGAAGTGGACGACGTGACCACCCGTGTATTCCGCAACGAGTCCGGAATGGATATGATGGCCGATCTGATGACGCTGGCGACCAACATCAACATCGGTAAGACTGTGGCAATCAGCCGCATGGCTTCCGACGCTGGTAAGGTTGTGCGCACCATCTCCGGGCAGGAGCCTGAAGACCTGGATAAAACCCGCTATTCCTACAGCGGCGATGTAATCCCGATTTTCAAAACCGGTTATGGCCGCGAGTGGCGCGAACTGCTGGGTATGCAGTCTGAAGGTTTCGACCCGCTGATTGATGACCAGGAAAGTACCACCTTCAACCTGCGCGCAGACATGGCTGATTATCTGCTGGTCGGCGATGCTAGCCTGAATGTGAACGGCGTTTACACCGCCTACGGTATCACCAACCACCCGAACACCGTGCAGCTCAACCTGAGCGCTTCCGGCACCGGCGCGCTGAACATCGACCTGCAAACGGCAACTCCTGATGAAATCGTTGAGTTCTTCAACCAGGATTTCCAGGCGGTTCTCGATGCGCAAAACGTGTTCGAGCCGGTTACTCTGTGGGTTTCTCCGTCTGTGCGCCGTTCCTTCAGCCGTCCGTACTCCAACGCGGCAGGCTTCAAAGGCGGCACCATTGAGGATTATATCCTCGCATTCGGCAAAACCGGCAACGTTGGCCGCATAGCGTCTATCGGCACCAACTTCAAGCTGACCGGAAACCATTTCGTCGGCTATGTGAAGAATGCGCTGTATATTCGCCCTCGCGTCGCTCAGCCGGTATCCACCTATGCAGAGCCGCGTACCACGCCGCACGCTAACTTTAACTTCCTGACCTGGGCTGCCATGGGCCTCCAGGTGAGAAAGGATTTTAGCGGTCGCAGCAAGGTGTTTAACGCATACGGCACACAAACCGCGCTGTAAAAATAAAGGGGCGAAAGCCCCTTTTAACTATCAGAGGTTATCATGGCTAAATACGAAGTTATCGCCAGCGGAATCTTCGTCAAGGATAAAGACGGTCGTCTGCGCGAGCTTGCCATTGGCGACGTGATTGACGAATCCACTCCGCACATTGAGTCAAAACTTCGCCCGGTTAGTGAGAAAATTCTGGAAGTTGCAACTCCGCAAGAATCGCAGCCAAAGGCGAAGAAAACCAAGTAAAATAAACCCGCAAACAAGCGGGTTTTTTATTGGGGGTTATCATGGCTGTCAGGTACGAAATAAACACAACTCCGGCTGACGGAGAGGTTTTGCTTAGCGAAACCATGTCAGCAGACTGGACTGCATTGCAGGTACAGATTGTGCCGTTAAACTCTTCCGGCGGTAATGCACCATTAACAAGCGGCTCTGTCTCCGTAATGGTATCGCCGTTTGCATCTGGTGATTTCTGGATTGATGTTAACAATAATAATTATTATGGGGTCGCGCTTCGACTGAAGGTGATCAAGTCACAAATCCCTGCTGGCGTTTCATCCCTGAAAGTCCTGGTGTGGCGAGCTGATACCTCAGTGCCATCAAGTCAGGTTGTCGCGCAGTCCTACTCTGAGCTTGCCAACAAGCAGGGGAAGTTATTCACCGCATCGCGCCGCGTGACTGATGTCGCTGGCGGGGCTAACCTTGACAGCATTTTTATTACCGGCTCAAAACAGGTCGTGTTTAATCAGCGCATCATTGGCTACACCGGGAAAGGTGTCGTAGCGTCAATTTACCGTGGAGCTGTGGCAACAGGCGGCACCGCTGCGGAGATTAATAACCCAAATGATATTGCGCCGCATACTGCAACAGCGCAGCTTCTGACTGGCTCTACTGTCACAAGTATCGGTCAGCTGACGGTGGCGGCGACGTATAGTGAAGGGAACGCATCAAACCAGGGGCAGGGTAATTCGCAGGCAAAACTCGGTGAACAGGTCATCATGGCGCCTAATACTACCTATCTGTTACGCATTACATCCCTGGATACTGCGGCGCAAAATATCAATGCTTACGTTTCGTGGTTTGAGGATGACGCTTATCTTCCGTGATAATAGAAAAGCCCCGGAAGGGGCTTTGTTCTATGGAGGAATTGGTATAACTGTTATTTTTTGTTCTTGATGAGATGCTGCTTTGCAATATACAGCATCTCATCAAATGATTTTCCGGTAACGCTTCGGCATTGTCGATAGTGTTGTAACGCAGCCTCTATGGCCGCGTTGTCGATGCCTGGCAGTTTTTCGCGCAGGTTTTTCTCTATGAATTGTTCGGGGTTCATTAAACTGACCTCATGAATGCTTTAATGAATTCCGCTGCGACTTGCGGTACGATGGCATTGCCGTAACCGCGCAGTCGTCCCACTCTGGCGGGAATCCCATTAGCCAGCGGGAATGTGCCGGATTCAACTGGCCGGAACTTTCCATCCCGGCAGCCGAGCCAGTCAGCATCTGACCAGAAGCCGTGATGCGAATTGGTTGCGTTAGAGATACCGCCGTCTGTAGATTGTGTCCGCCACGCCTCCCCTGATGGCCTGCTCCCGTCGAATTGTTGGCGCATGGCGTAGGCCAGTTCGCCTGCCACACCTGCCGCCCCAGAAGGCTGTTGATCGGTACGTTCAGGCACTCCGCACCATCCTTGTGGTCGTGTGTCGTCGGTGTCGGCCAGGCGGCCAATTTCGCTTGTCCGGGTAGTTTCAGAAATACTTCCTTCTCGCCGTTGTCTTTCATCTTCCCGTAGCAGTGCGTCGAGCCTGTAGTGTCGTTCACTATCGGCGTCGCCCACTGCACCAAAGAAAAGTCTGTCTCTTTTGTGCGGGGCACCGACGCTGCACGCTGGCAATACTGCCGCCCCGCAGGAGTAGCCTTTTTCTTCCAGGTTAAGGAATACAAAATCGAGCCAGTGCTTTCCAATTGCTGCCGCAACCTGCTCTCCAAAGAGCAATTGAGGCTTGCACTCTCTGATGAGCCTGAGAAATGCTGGGGCAAGGTGTCGTTCGTCGTCAAATCCGCGAGCCTGACCGGCAACGCTAAACGGCTGGCAAGGGGGTGACCCTGTCCAGAGTCGAGTGCTTGCTGGTACTCCAGCCAACTGGAGTGCAAGGGGCCACCCTCCGATTCCGGCAAAGAAGTGACACTGTGTAAATCCTTCCAAGTCTGAAGGGGTGACTTCGGTGATTGATCGTTCATCGACATATCCGTAAGGAATTAGTTTATTGTTAATTAGCTCTCGCAGCCACGCCGCCGCACCCGCATCCCATTCGTTGTAGTAGCTGGCTGTCATCACAACTTCTCCAGAATCGCCAGCACTTCACTCAACTCCGCAGAAGGAAGGCGCAAAAATTCTTCTGTCTCCTGTGCCACGTGGCCCTCAGCTACAACCATGTGATCTGCTTCTTTCAGTAACTGAATCAGCCGGTCTACAGGCTTTGTCTTCTTCGCCTTCAGCACTTTGGCGGTGACTTTATCCTTACCCTGCGCTTTGGCTTCTTCAACGGCGTCATCAATCACTTTCACGGCATCATCACCATGTTCGCGGACTACTGCAACAGCATTGGCGTAGCTGACCTGACCAGCATTAATGCGCTGCTTAATGGCGTCAGGCACATCTCCAAGAGAAAGATGCATCTGCACATCGGATACAGAGCGGCCAACCTTCCTGGCGATTTCTTCGTTAGTCCAGCCAAAGTTTTTCAGGCGCACATATGCCTTTGCACGCTCCAGCGGGTCGAGCTGCTTACCCTGACTGGATGACACCATGAAGGCGATTTTATCCGCCTCATCACCGGTGAAGTCCTTGCACTCAAGACGAGCAATGGGGATTCCGCGCTCAATGGCGAGCAATGCGCCAAGGTAGCGATGCTGACCGTCCAGAATCTTGATGCGTTTGCCGTCGGCATCGGGAATGACAGTTAACGCCGGGATTGGCTGGCCTGATTCCCAGCACTGCGCAAAGTATTCGACGTGCGCTGGGTCGGCGTCGCGGATGTTGTATCCCGGTTCAAGGTAAAGCTGGTCAACAGGAACCTGATAACCTTTGTTAACCACAATCCCACCGCGAGTTTCTTTGTCTGCATAAATTTTATTGAGAGATGTCATTTATTCCTCACTTTGATAAACAGATTGCGCTTGCAATTGCAAAGCCGATAACGATTAACACAATCTTTACTTTGAAGTTATCCCATGCTTTCAGGTCTTCCTGGCGAATCATTTGGTTTCTCCAAGCGCTTTGGCGATGGCGGCGCGGGCTTTATCCTCTGCGCATTTAGGAATCATTCGAGAGCAGTCATCAATGATGAACTGCAATGCTTCCAGCAATTCTGGTGCGGCTACTATGAGATTGGCATTAGCAATCGTCGTATCACGATCATATTTTCCATCCCACCCGTCAAAGCTCTGTAGATATGCAATAGAAGGCCCGCCAACAGAAACCTCAATGCATGTTGATCCATGGATGCTGCTAGCGCTATTTTCCATCCAGTCCCACTCGCCTTTTGTACCCTTGAACTCACTCATCTCATCACCTCTAACATTTATTGTTGTTTCTACGTCACTCACTATAAGCGCACCATCAATCTACGTCAACAGTTTATGATAAAATTAATTCAGCACAATCAACCCCGCGCTGTTCCGTCCTGAAAAACGTAAGGCGGCGAAATTGGATATAGCAATCGGCGTTATCGTCATGGCGTTTTCGCTGGTTCAGGTGTACAGATGCTGGAAGTTCATCATTCGGAGAATAATTAATGAGAGACGCGCTTCAGCACGCCGCAAACCAGATAATTAGTGGAACTATCGGGCAGGTCATCGACAAGGCCGGTTACACATCAATTGGAACTGGTCTCGGCCTGAAGGTCGCAGAGCAAACCCCCATGGCGCAGTCATATATTGAGTCAATGATCCCTCACTCAATTACAGAATGGGCCGCCGTTGCGTCTATTCTTGGCGCGCTGTCACTGGTGGCAAAGAACCTTTTCGAAATGTGGTGGAAAATCCGGGAGACAAAAAGAAATGGCAGCACCAACAGCAAGTGAGCTTGTTGCAGCAATGGCATCCCGTGGAATGACCATCACGGAAGCGGATGCAACTGGCATTCTTTGCCTGCTCACGGCAATTACGGAATGCCTGGAGACCAACTATCCCGGAGACACATGCAGGCAGGATGCAATCATGCTGTGGGCTTCAATTCTTATCGCCGCCAATACCGCTGGCCGATATGTCACAAGCCAGCATGCGCCATCAGGTGCGTCCCAGTCATTCGCCTACGGAAGCAAGCCGTGGATGGCCCTCTATAATCAGATGAAGCTGCTTGATACCGCTGACTGCACTGGCGACCTTGTTGAAGAGCCGGACGGTAGCGCCAAGCCGTGGTTTCGTGTTGTTACCGGGAGTAGATGCAGATGAAAACTGGAAAATTAATTGTCAATATTCAGATTCGCAAATGGTGCCTGGGTATTATTTATCTTCTGGTATTACTGCGCATTCAAATCCCTCGCTGGATGTTTACTATTAAGGCCGCATCATGACAGCAATCGCCAGATGGAGCTATACGCAGCCCTGCACAATCTGGAGGCTGACAGGCAAGGATAAGTATGGCAAGCCAACTTATGCAGCTCCTGAGCCTCTCATGTGCGATTACGGATTTGATAAAGACCTTAATACTGGCGCAACAGGAAACGAGATTGCGCAGAAAAATACATTCTGGACAGAATACCAGAATGCATCGGTTGGTGACTTTATTATGATTGGCACCATCACTGAACCAGACCCGCTTACTGCTGGCGCTGACCAGATTCGCAATGTGGTTAACTACGGAAATACATTCGATCGCAATGACCTTCCAGATTTCGCACTGGTAACGGGGTGATGTATGGCGGCAAAAATGCGAGGCATACAGGAGGCCATTAAGCGCACGCAGCAGATTGTTGGTGAGATAACCGGTGAGAAGGCCGTGACTTCCATCAAGAGCGCGAACTACATCATCAGGACAGAGTCGGCATCTATGACGCCGGTGGCAACCTCCGCGCTGCTAAATAGCCAGTTCGATACGGTAGAAGTGAATGGCACCAGAATAACCGGCAAGATTGGCTATGCTGCAAATTATGCTCTGTATGTTCACAATGCACCCGGGAAACTGCTTGGCACAAACACACCGCGCACCGGAAGGCTAAAAGGAAAGGGCAACGTATGGGATACTGGCGGTGAGCCTAAATTCCTCCTCAAAGCCGGAGAGAATACGCGCGAGCTGGTCGATCAGGTAATCAAAAAAGAGATGACATTAAAATGAGAGACATGCTTGAGCTTGTTGACCAGTATCTTGAGGATGCTGGTCTTTATACCGGCTGGACATCTCAGCTTGAGTTCTGGAATGATACTGGTGTTGGCACTGAGCGCTTTATGGTGCTTCAGTCCAATGGCGGAACCGCCGTCAGCAAATCGCTTGCCAATGACTTTTATTTCTCGCTGTACATCGTCGGCCAGCAGGGCCAGTACAACATTGAAGAAACCAAAGCCAAAGCGCTTGACGTTATCCAGTACATCAAAGATAACCCGGTAGATAGCTGCATCGGTATGATTCAGTTACAGGCGCCGCTTGGGAGGCCCACGCTGACAACTGAGCAAAGGCCCGTGTATGAGTTGTTGCTGAGGGTGGTTTTTGGTGAGTAGTGGTTCCCGCGACAGGATTCGAACCTGTAATCATCCGATTATGAGTCGGGTGCTTTAACCAGTTAAGCTAAACGGGATTTGGCGCACCATGCTGGATTCGAACCAGCCACCAATTGCTTAGAAGGCAATTGCTCTATCCTGATGAGCTAATGGTGCGTTTGTTGTTGTGGTGGCCGGAGCTGAACCCGGCCTGTGTCGTTGGGCTGGACGCGCTGGTGACGAAGGAATTCAGCCCTAAACCGTTATGTCACCCACACTCGACACGCTATTTTTCGCTGCGCATCAGCCTGCGCATTCACCACAACGGAAAGAGCACTGGTTTGGCTCGACATCAGATAGGGTGGAACAGCCCTCAAATGCCCAATGCTCTTACCTGTTGTGTGCCCTGATTTATTAATCACATCTCAGGGCCGCAATGCGCCAAATTTGTTGATGAGGGATTGGAAGACCTCACTGGTGTTTAGCCGTTAGGCTACTGCCAGATACACTTCTTCGTTTGCATTTATCTTTGTGGTCAGTTTCTAAAAACCCGCAAAGCCGCTTACGAAAACTATCGGTAAGAGCACCAGTTGCATTTAAGCCAAGCCCCACTACGGGAGATGCTCTTACCTGATAATTGCCGGTTACGTTTATCCGGCGTCTTGCGACCGATTAAAGACTAGGTTTTCATCTTCCATTTTGACAGCATACTCGGCGTCGTCTTGACATTTAATCTACACCACCATTCCACACCTGTCAACATGATATAATGCGATTGTTTAGCTAAACACAGAGGATTCTAAACATGGCTATTTGTGCAAACGATAACGGCATTATCACAGGTCGCCAGTCGCTCATTGAGCTGGCTGATGGCTGCTGGGATGCTGTGCCAGCAGAGGAAGACTGGAAGTTTTTCGCCCCCATGACCTCGAAGGGCGTTGATTTCAGCCCGAGCACCACCACCTCAGAGGCCGATGATGGCGATGGTTTTGTTGCCACTCTGGTAACGACTGCCGACCTGACTATTTCAGGCGACTTCGAGGTGCGCAAGGCTGACAAAGCTGATGAGTATGGCGTGCATAACCTCATCAAATACTTTGTCACCGAAGTTAAAGCGCGTCGTCAGCCGTCTGTCTGGGTTCGTCAGACCACCGGTAACACCGTTGTTGTTGCTTACTGCAATATCACAGCACTGAGCTATGATGGCGGCACCAACGACATCATTACCGGCTCTGTAGAGTTCAAGCCGTATGATGGGTCTACCGTTGACGTGTCCAGCATCGAAGATTTGACGCTGACTACTGATATCAGCGCAACCAAAAGCGTTGCTACTGGTGCCACTCTGACGCTCGGTCCGGTAGTTGCGGCTGGCGGTGTCGAGCCTTATACCTATCAGTGGTATAAAGGCACCACTCCGATCAGCGGTGCTACTACCGACACGTTCACCAAGGCCACTGCTGCCGCAGGTGATGCTGGTACGTACTTCTGCCGCGTAATGGACTCGGCAACCAGTCCTGATTACGTTTACTCCACCAAGTGTGTTGTTACCGTTACGGCATAAAGAAAACCCCCGAAAGGGGGTTTATTTATCAATCCATTTTATAACCCGTCCATAACCAATCCTGAAACCATCAACCCCCATCCACCTAAACCCACTCCAGTATGCAACTCCTTCACGCTTCTCCTTGGCTTCTCCTCGCGTCATAACAATCACATTAACGAGGCGATATGTCGCAGGGTACTCATTATTCCCAGGATATCCAAATTTCATGATTTCTTCCTCTTGTGTTATTGATTGCTTATTGCGTGCCTTGAAATAGTATCAGCATCATTATTGTCAATGGTCATCCTCGCTTATTGCGGCATCCAGCTGGCGTCGCAGCATGCACAGCGCACCATGCGGCATAAACTGATTAGCCACGCCATCGAATATCTGGCGGTTTAATTTATTATCAATTCGCGGCCTGATTTCCGACCAGCATGACCTGATTGCGCGATTTACCGGTCTGCGGTCCAGCATTGCGAGTCGTGCAGCCAACTCAATGGTAACGAGCGCATCAAGATACTGTTCGCAGGCGTAGCGGCTTTCATCACCTACTGATACGCTATCATCTGCACCTACAGATTCAACACACATCACGCATTCCTCGTCTTGTTCTTGATGCCCCACAAAATCAGATTGGCGATAAACTCAGATCGTCTCAGGTGAATTGCTATCGCGTAGTTTATGTCGATGCGCTGACCTGCATATGCAGATATCACATCTTCATCGTCTTTGTTAACTGGCATTTTTGGACTCCTGCATCATGAGGAAGACAATCATGGCGGCGCGGAATGGTTTGTTGTCAACAACACCATTGGAAGCATAAAAACAAACTTCGCTATCACCAGTTATTCCATCAATAGCCTCATCAATTGGTGCGCAAAGCCAATTTTTATCAAGCCTGACAATGCTGATGCCATTCTCAATAATAATCGGCCATGCATCTGCTTGGTTGTTGCAGTAGTCAGGGAAGTTTTTTTTATAATAAAACTGACCAAATCCAGTCTTTTGCCCATTATCATTTAAGAATGATACATATCCATTTTCTATTTTAAACTGTGGTTGATTACCGAAATGCACCATCGCGTTAATCTCAAAATCACTCATCTTGCTGTAATCAATCATCTTCATCACTCCACTACCACGCCGACCTTAGACAGCAACAATATCGCCTTTACCCGAGCCTCTTCGTAGGTGTAACCCTGGTCGATGTACAGGTCGATGTAAAATCTCAAATCAGCATCTGTCTCGTTCATATGTCAAACCCTCAATCACTTTATGCTTTCAATCTACGTCAGCTTTTCGCCCCCTGTCAATGGTATAATTACGTCATTATGAAAACAGGATTTAGACATGAGACAACGCACACCGCTAACAGAAATCGGAGAGATGCGCATCTCCCTGGCTGACAAGTCTTTTTTCTTCAAACCATCATTTTCGGCGATGAATGAGCTTGGCTCACCGAAAGAGATTGTCGAGCTGTACGCCACGCTTAATGGCTATGAATACGCGGCCATACTTGGCGCCATTCAGTCAATGCCGTATGGCGCGCAGATTCAGGTGGCAAAAATCCTGTCACGTCCTGTCTATGGCAAGAAAGTGCTCAGCGCCGCCTGCCTCATCATGCAGTCCTGTTGCGATGATGATATCTCGGTGCTCATTGGGTCATGGAAGCCGACTCCGCGCGGTGTGAAGTACGTCACCGGAAGAATGCCGGTAAATGACATTATTATTATTGCTCGCAACCTGATGGAGCATGGCATCATCGGCAAGTCTCCACTCAAGGTTCCTCAGCGCTCGGAAAACCAAAAGCGCACAACCAGTGAATTGAGAATGTCGGATTACATCATCTCAGCTCGCACTCATTTCGGAATCACCCGCGAGGAAGCGGAAGACCTGACCATGACCGAGTATCAGCAGATGATAAAATCAAAATACCCGGAACCGGAAGGCATGACGCGCGAGCAGTATGATGCGTCCTATGAGCGGGCCAAGCTGAATAAACAGAAACTGAAAGAGAAAGCCGCCAGAAAGGCCGCTAAAAGCAAAGGAGCAAAATAATGGCAGAAGAAGTTGGCGGCATTGTCTATGAGGTCGGAATGGAAGTATCCGGCCTTACTGCTGGCGCTAAACAGGCTGAGGATGCACTTGACAGCATCGACAAGTCAGCACAGAACTCATCAAAGAGCATGGATAAGCTGGATGGTGCGGCATCATCATCTGGCAAGGAGCTTTCAGCCCTGGCAAAAATTGTAAGCTCCATTGATGCAACTCTGAAGGATATGGCTTCATCGTCGAAGACTGCCGCCAGCTCAGTAGAGGCGACAACCTCAAGCGTCACTGGTGCGGAGCAAGTTATTGCAGCCCTAAACCAACAGCTCGCCCAGATGCAGCAGGCGCAGGTTTCCGCAAACGCTACTGGCCTTGCACTTCAAAACTCAGTCAATCAGGTCACTCAGGCAATCCGTGCGCTTGGCGCTCAGTCAACTGAAACGGGTGGCTCAATATCTGGTATTGACAGGATGATTGAGGGTCTTGGAAACCAGATCGCAATCCTCGACGAACAGGCGGAAAAAGGTGCAAGAAGTGCGGCGATACTGGCTGCACAGCTTCGTGCAGGAGATAGCGCCACTGACGCACAGAAAGCAAAAATAGCTGAGCTTACTGGCCGCCTGTACGACATGAAAAATGGCACCGAAGCCGCCGGAAAGTCCACTGGTAACTTTAAAAATATAATGCAGCAGGGTGGCTATCAGATACAGGACTTTATCGTTCAGGTTCAGGGAGGGCAGTCTGCGCTTGTGGCATTTAGTCAGCAAGGTTCGCAGCTGGCTGGCGCATTTGGACCTGCTGGAGCGGTATTTGGTGCTGTACTGGCACTATCGACAGTTGTTGCTGGAACTCTCATCGCCTCTCTTAATGGAGGGAAGAGCGCAATAGAGTCACTTAAAGATGCAGCCGATGCCATGGATAAGGTCATTACTGTCTCCAGCAGTGGTGTTGCTGCGCTCTCAGATAAATATGCAAACCTGGCTCGCGTGAATGCCGCTGCCGCAACGATATTAAGAAACCAGGCGGCAATTGAATATAATGCTGCTATAGCGAAACTACCAAAAGCCATAAGTGATGCTGCCGATTCTTTTGTTGGTTTCGGAGATAAAGCCATTTCTGCGCTTGGTGGTGGTTATGCATCTGTTGATGGATTTAATGACCGCCTGAAGTCGCTAAATATAACGACCAGCGATTACAGCACAGCGATGAAAGAAGCATATGGAGCAGGAATGGCCTTTAGGGCAACCGCTGACTCAATAGGAAATACTGTTGGGATAGTTGCTTCAAAACTAGGTATCTCTGAAGAAGCCGCTTTTGGCCTTACTAAGCAACTTGCTGACCTCAGCGATAACCCATCACCGCAAGCACTTCAAACCCTTGTAATTCGTATAGGAGAGATTGTAAATTCTTCTAAAAATGCAAAACCTGAACTTATTGAGCTTTATAATAAACTTGTTGACCTATCAACGGGTGCATCTAATGCGGCATACAATTTTGAAGTATTAAAAGCATCAACAGACAACCTCACTGCTGGTCAGAAGTCACTTGTAAAACAATCTGAAAGGAATCTTGAGCTATCAAAGCTGCAAGGAGCGGCAAGGGCAAAATTAGCGGCTCAGTTTGCAGCTGAAGATGCCGGATTGTCAAAAGACGACCCTATCACAAAGAAAATGATGGAACAGGCTGCGGCAGCCTACACCAACACAGAAGCTCTTAAGAAAAACAAAAAAGAACAAAGCGCGGCTGCAAAGATGGCAGAATCAAATGCGCAGAAAATACAAAAATTAAAGCAAGAGGCTGAACTCTCGGCAGAATCAACAAATGAAATGTCCAGAGCGCAAGCCATACTTAATGCACAACAATCACTGAATAAAGGTGCAACTCAAGAGGAAATTAAACTTGCTGGAGAGTACGCTGCCAAAAAATGGGACAATGTAAATGCCTTAAAGGCGGAGGCGGCAGCCAAGAAGTTAAACCCTGAAACATCAGAGAATGCCTCATATCAGCAAGATATGAAAGATCTAAAAACAGCTCTTGATGGTAAAAGGATAACTCAACAGCAATACAATCAGATAAGTGAGCAGTTAGAGCAGCAGCATCAGGTTAAAATGGCCCAGATTAGGGCTAATGAGAGCGTTACACCAGCTATGGAGGCGGCGGGTCAGGTTAACCCAGTGCAGGCTCTGGTTAATGAGCAAACAAAAAAACTGGCATTGATAAAACAATATGAAATGGCAGGGGTAATTGCTCATACAGATGCTATTGCTTTAATGAAGGCGGCAGACACTCAGTATCAAACCGAATTGATTAATGCGCAGTGGCAAATATGGAGCCAGCAGAACGCAGCTACCCAATCTGCCGCAGCAGCATTTGATGCTTTTGGGCAAACCGCAAGCAATGCCTTAACTGGCGTTTTGACTGGCTCAATGTCTGTTAGTGATGCCTTGCAGTCAATCGGCAGCACTGTGTTGAACACTGTGATTAACTCATTCGTTCAGATGGGGGTGGAATGGCTTAAATCGGTCATCATGGGTCAGGTTGGAATGACCGCTGCATCAGGGATGGCAGCAGCTCAGGCACAAGTTATTGCAGCAGCCATGGCGCCAGCAGCAGCAATGACCTCTCTTGCTACATCTGGAGCTAACGCAATCCCTGCACAGGCTGGTATTGCTTCCACTGTTGGCGTAGCTAAAGCAATGTCTGTTGCTGGAGCATTGAAAAATGGTGGCCCTGCGCAGGCTGGCTCAATGTATCAGGTCGGCGAGAATAACCTCCCTGAAATCTTCCAGGCCAGCAATGGGAATCAGTACATGATTCCAGGAGATAACGGAAAGGTTATCAGCAACAAAGACCTGACTGGAGGTGGTAGTGGTATTGTGATTTATAATAGCGTCACAAACTACAGCAGCGGAGCAACAACAACTACCAGTGCCAGAGACAATGGCGATGGGTCTGTTACAATTGAGACGATTGTGGCAGATATCAGTGAGGGAGGCCCGATAGCACAGGCGATATCCAACCACACCACTGCAACCAGAAGGGCAACAGAATAATGGCTATAGCTTATCCATCATGGCTACCGCTTGCGCAGCGTGCCAGCAAGAACATGACTACTCAAACCCCATTCCGCAGCGATCAGCCTGCGGTTGGGGCGCCAATATTTCAAAAGTTAACTACCGACGTTGCAGTAACATGGAGCCTTACATGGGTCTTCACCCTTGAGCAGGAGCGCGCATTTATGCAGTGGCTGAGGAGTTCGAGATACCTTAACCACTGTAATGAATGGTTTACGATGGATATCGACCTTGGCGGAAGCGGGCGGCAAACACAGACCCTGCACTTTACCGATTATCCAGTGCAGACCAGCATTAATGGCGGTATTGTTACATGGACGGGTAATGTTATTTGCAAAACGCTTAACAATAGCGATGATGATTACGACGATATTATCGTTGAGTATCCGACTCAGCAGCGTTTGTGGCTTGATGAAATCATCAATAGAGACTGGCCGGAGTATCCATAATGCCAACATTACGCGAATACCAGTCAAAGCGCCCAAACTGGAAGCTGTATGACACCATAACCTTTTATCATTCTTCATTTGGTTACGTCCGGCTAGTTGGCAATGAGTTTGAGGATATAGTTCTTGGCGGCCAGACATATCAGCCCGTAAGGATGGATGTTACCCGCAGCCAGCAGTCGAATACTCCGGTTATCAACGCGACGTTGAAGTTTGCGCGGCTGGCAAATGACTTTAAGCAATATCTGAAACTCTGGACTGGCTCCGGAAGGATTGAGCCAATCACCGCGCTTTATCAGCGATTTGATGAGACGGACAAGAACACGCCGCTGAAGCCGTACACTCTCTACGTCAACGATGTGACGCTCGACCAGTCTGATGTGACTGTATCCATTTCCATAAAAAATCCAATTAACGGCAACGTGGCAAAACTTTATGACATCACAGAATTCCCTGGACTGCGCACAGTTTGAGTCGCTTATGCTTGGCAAGCCATACATTGACAGGTGTTGCCATGAGGATGCAGTGGATTGCTGGGGGCTTGTGGTTCTCTTTTATCGCCTTTGCCATGGGATTAATGTTCACCACGACGATTCATATTCAACAGGTAGTGATTTTGTCACCTGTTTTGATAATGAGATTGTATTCTGGAGAGAAACCACGACACCAAAAGTCGGTGATGTGGTAGTTGCATATCGCGGAAGTCATCCGGTACACGTCGCACTGTGGTGGGGGCATGATAAAATACTTCATGCGCGAGAAAAGACGGCGGTCAAAACAGATCGCCTGCGAACACTCGAAAAACTATCAACAAAATTAAGGTTTCTGACTTATGCCGGTGATTCACATTCAGAAAATTCCAGGGGTTCCGAAAGAAACGGGTAATGTGGCAGTTGGCACTAACCTGTGGCGCTGGCTTGAAAGCTCTGGCCTGCCAGCTGATATCCGCATAGCGCTTAACGGGCGAATTTTTGGCCCGGATGATGAGCTTTCCATTGCGCTGAAGCAGAATGATATCGTCAATATATACTGCCAGCCACGCGGTGCGATTGGCGACCTGATAAGCACCATCCTGAAGCCGGTAACAAAGGTTCTTTCATTCCTGATGCCGAAGACATCTACGCCATCAACCGGCACCGGAACGACGGTAGAATCACCAAACAACAGCCTGAAGTCGCAGACTAATATCGCTAGAAATGGTGAGGCAAGGCCGGATAACTTTGGCCAGATTCGCGCCTTCCCCGATCTGATTCAGGAATCTCTTTTTGAATACATTGACGACCTTAAATACGTCACTGAGTTCATGAATTTTGGTCTTGGGAAATACACCATTTCATCGGTTCGTTATGCGGAAACTAATCTTGGTTCTCTGCCAGGAGCCACTCATGTCATCTACAATCCAGGCGATGTGATCGGGCAAATCATAGAGCCTTACCAGTTCGACGGGCTTGATGGCCAGGAGGTTCCAGGGCTAAACGAGTCAGAAGATACCCCGATAGAGACGGCAACCACAACATCTGTTACCAGTGGAAATTATGCTGGCGGTCAGCTGTTGATGGTCATACCAAAAAACACCGATTTCGATTACTTCATGGGGCTATCTCTTCCTCACTCAGTAACATTAACAATAAATATAACTTACGGCACAACGTCAGGTACTGTAACCAAAAACATTGAACTTAGCGGCAACATCATTTCAGCTGAGGAAACTGATACAGGAGTCATTCCTGATATTCAGTATTTTTATAATTTCACATTCAATAACCTGACTGGCGCAAATCTTGGCAACCTGGCAGGTGCAACCATCAACAACACTTATTTTCAGATTGTGGATAATGAGGCGCTTGTTGTTGGCCCATATGTTGGAGCTGTGGAATCAACGCAGGTATGGGTTCATGTTCAGTCTGAGCTTGGGCCTACCAGTGGCACGGCAGATTACCTGATCAAGGTATGGGCGGTTGATGATAATGGGGATGCCATTCCAGGAACCGAGGAGCAGCTCGCAGACAGTATTGACAACCCATTCAATCAGACAACAAAAACCTATTATCGCACGTATAAGTTAACTCCTGCTTATGGGCTGGCTAAGTATGCCATCAGCATTGAAAGGACAAACAACTCAAACTCTGGTAACCGCGTAACGTTGCAGGCGGCGCACGCCATCAATATCCGCGAGAATGTGGTTTATCCTGATGACACCCTTGTTAAAGTGACAGTGAAGGCCACGCTTCAGCCCACATCAGTTACTGAGCGCAAATATAATGCGCTGATTACCCGCTGGACTATTGGATACAACAGAACAACCGGGGCAGTCGACTATACGTTAAGTCCATCAAGAAGTTTTGCAGATTCAGTGCTGCATAACTGGCTTATTACTGCCGGGCAGCCGGAGAGCACCATAGATATTGCAAGGCTCTATGAAATTGCAGATTCCTTGCCAGATGCGCGCCTTGGATATTTTGACTATACGTTTGATGATGAAGATAAATCAATCGGTGAGCGAATTAAGACCATCTGTGATGCAGCTCGCGTGACGGTATTTTGGGATGATGGTGTTTTATCGTTTTCAAGAGATGAGCAAAAATCAACCCCTGAAACCGTGTTCAATACCAGAAACACACAGGCCGATGGCTATAAGATGTCTTATGACATGACTTTGCCGGGGTCATATGATGGCGTCAGCGTTCAGTACCGCGACCCAAACACCAACAAACAGGCTTACGTTTATTATAAAGTTGGCACTTCTGGTGTCGAACCGGGAGAGCCAACTAAGCCGAAAAAATTCGACATGCTGTATGTCAGAAACCTTTATCAGGCAACAGACCGGGCCATGCTTGAATGCAATCGCCTGATGTACTCACGTCGCGGAATGGAGATAAAAGCGCTTGCTGATGGCGAGTGGGTGAACGTTGGCGATATGATTTCTGTTGTCGACATTTATGATTCTGTACAGCAGACTGGTGTTATCCGTTCAAGGTCGGGAAACGTATTTACTACCAGTGAACAGCTCACGGCTTCCAGCAATCTCTACGTGGTTATTACTGGCGCAACCGGAAACGTATCTGACAGGCTTCCTTGCACAATTACCGGATTAAATACCTTCGAGTGCGCGCTACCATCGGACTTTGAACTTAATATTTTTGACGGCGTGAATGTCCAGTCAGAGTCGAGATATGCCATATCAACGGAGGTTGAACTTGATTCAACACTGTGGACGGTTAGCCAGAAAACTCCGGGTTCCGATGGCACAGTTTCTCTCACAGTAACTGAGTACAATGACGCCATGTACACCTACACCAACCCTGTTGCATGATACAATAGGGCAATTAATGATTACGGAGATTGCAGCCGATGGCTACTAACCCAACTAACAACCCAGTTCCATCGAATGCCCTGGATGATTTCAGATTCAACTGTGAAAAAGTTGATGAGATCGTAAATTCAGACAGCGAGAAATACGCTGATAGATTCGGTGTAGAAAGATATACCATTGATGGTGTGAGAAAAAACCTGATTCCGCTTGGAAAGCAGTATATGACGCTGGAAGCGGCGCAGGCGGATATCGCGAATATCCCGGTAAACTCCACAACCTACGTGCGTAGCCAGGACGGAAGCGCGCTGGCAGATGAGTACATCAACAACGGCGGGACGCTGGAGGCTACCGGGCGGAGCATGCCATCACAGGAAACTGTGAATAATATTGATGGTAAAGTGGATGATTTAGATGGCAGGACTTCTGGCATCAAATCGTTTTCCGTGGTTGATAACATGCTAATATTTCTCGCAGAGAATGGAGCTATTTTCACTGTGGACGCAACAGGACTAGCCAGGTTTGTGGAATTAAGAGGTGAGAAAGTTTCTACCGGGGAGCTGGCGCTGCTTGGTGGTAGAATTAGTGACAGCCCTTTCCCTTTAGATATCAAAGATAACACTGGCGGTAGGGTTCTTCTGGTTGATGGGACGGGGAAGTTGCATGGCATAGAGTGCGATTTTGAGGAAATCAGCCTTAACGGGACTCCGCTAAGTGAACTGTTCGAGCAAGCGTCGAAAACGAATGTGAAGGTTTTCAGAATGGGGTTCCTTGCCGGATATTTCCATTTTGCTTTTTATGGACAGTCGCAGGTCATTGGTACAAGTAATGGCACCATCCACGCATCGTCGTTTATTGACAACGAGCTGATGTTGAATGGCGGTTTAAAATCATATGGTACGCCGGGATATAACACATCGATCGCGCAAGCCGACTATTACACCTCCCTTCGACGGATTTATGAGGTCAACGGTGAAACATACTGTTCAGGTATGGCGATAACGGCCCGCGCTTACATCAACGCCAAATATCCTGGGCGCGATATAAACAACATCTACACCGTAAATGGCACTGGCGGAGCCACGGTAGATATGCTTAAAAAGGGTTCTGCATCCTACAACCGAATGATTACGCAGCACGTCGCCCTCATCAATCTACTGAGCAGCATGGGAGAGGCATACCACTTTCCTGCGTTTGGTTGGTCGCAAGGCGGCAGTGATGATAATGCCGGCACCGACCCTGATGTGTGGGAAACTGCTGTTGAGAAGTTAAGAATCGACTACAACGCTGATATCCTGGCAGCTACCGGCGTCCACGTAGAACCTGTCTGGATCATCAACCAGATTAACAACTACATGCGCTATCCGGTGCTGGCTGGTAAGCCGAACATCGGCCTTCGTCAGCATAAAATGGTGACAGACGGTAGCGGAAAGTATGCCGGTGCGTGCCCAACTTATATTTGCGACTTCATCGACGTTGCCCACTGGACAAAAGAGAGTCAGGTAAAAGTAGGTGCATACTACGAAAAGACGCGCCGCGCGATACTGGAGAAAGGCAACTGGAATATCCTAAGCCCCATCCGTATCACGACTATTGGTAAGTTCAGTACCGTCCAGTTCCACTTGCCGGAAGGTAAGCCTCTACAGTTCAACACCGAATTTGTAGCAGAGGCGACAAACTACGGCTTCAGCGCAGAGCAGGCAGACGGAACGCCTATCGGCATCGACCGTGTTCGACTCGTTTCCGATGACACAGTTGAGATCCGATACACTGAAGAGCCGCTTTCTGGTGCGGTGCTGATGTATGGCCAGACGGGGCAGATTGGCGATCCTAACGCGGAGAATGGCTCCGGGTTGGGCCGCACGAACGGTATGCGCGGAAATCTCTGCGACACGGCCGGAGATGAAGAGAAAATCTATGTGTCAGAGAGTGAGCCGGAATATCCGCTGCATAACTGGTGCTGGATGTTTACCCAACCAATGTTCACCGAATCTATGGGAGTATAACTGTG